GAAACAATCGGAAAAGGAGCAACAGAGCAGCGGTCTTCTGCCAAGCAAGCTCAGGACTTCAGAGAAAGCGATGAAGCCCGAGACTACAATCAAGCCCAACGAGCGTATCGATATTGAGTTATTTGACCAGTGGGTCGATAACTTAACTTCAGCTGAACAAGAAGCATTTAATACCTTTGCTGAAGAAACTTATTCAGTAATTGAATGCTTTTTGTATGCGCGTTTCCTTGGTTACAGGGGAAGTATTATTCCCTGTGAGCTCTGGGTCAAAAAGCTTTATCCAAAACCAGATCATCGTAAAACACTTCTTTATGAAGTGGAAGAGATGCAAGAGGATATTCGCAAGCTACGCGAAGATGTAGACAACGGCATTGTCAAACGTGATGCTGGTGTCGCGCGTATTGCTTCTATGCAAAAAGAACTTCGCGGTACAATCGCTCAAATCGAACAAGCAACATCTGGACGCGATAGAAAAGGTTTGTTGATGGCAGGAGCAGACCGAGCCATCCGAGAATTGATGTCAATTTTTAAAGACGATCCTATTGAAATTCCCCTCGAAGAAGCTTCAATGAGTGTTTGGGCTAAAATGCAATTTGAAGAAGGTTAATTTAGAGTAAGTAATGAATCTTGATCCACAAGCTATTCCTGCAGGCGACGAGCGTTTAGCTGGCAGCTTAATGAATGTCGTATTAAAACTGCAAAAGAATCGCAGGATGGGTATGGATGCTACTCCGGCTCCACAACAAGGTTCACCAGAAGAAGGCGCTGAAGTTCTAGGCGCAATTCGTAATCAAAAACAAGATGAGCAAAAACAAAATGCCACCGGAGCTCCTGGAGCACTTCCGCAAGAAGGAGGCCAAGAAGGAGGACGGCAGCGAAATGTCCGACAAGGAGAAGAGGAAGGCAGCGCTGGACAAGGCCCGCAAGTACCAGGAACAGAAGAAGGACAGCAACAATTCAGAAGAAAAATGATGTAGTATTCAATAACTAATTGAATACTTATTCTCGTGCCGTCTTATCAACACCTTGCTTACCGTCGTAACGCCAGGGCAGCGGCACAAAAGCAACAGTTACGCCCACCAAAGAATGCCGCGAGTATCCAAAAAGCTCGCGATGATTTTGGCTTCTTTTGTGAGTATGTAGCAGACAAGCCTCCAGCTGAGCACCACAAGCACTGGCATCGTCATTTTGTGACGGAAGAGGATAGTAGTTGTCTGATTAAAATTGCTGGCCCAAACGTAGATCTACTTGCTCCCCGTGGATCCGCAAAATCGACAGTACTTGGATTGTTGACTGCTTGGGCAATTGGCATCCATACACACGCTAAGAAGCCCCTGCAAATTCTTTACCTTTCTTATACGGTTGATATCGCCAGATCAAAATCTGCAACAATTAAAAGAATTATTGAAAGCAAAAGATATCAGGAAGTATTTCCAAAAGTACGTCTACTGAAAAACGTAACCAGTAATGAGTATTGGTCGATTGACCATAAGTTTGCTGGTATTGATACCACGGGTGAAGAACAATTTACTCTCTGCGCAGCGGGTCTAAAAGGTTCCGTGACATCAAAACGTTCTCATCTTGTGATGATCGATGACGCCATTAAATCAGCAGCGGACATTGCTAATCCAGATATTCGCAAACAAATGCAGGAAAACTGGAATGCTGTGATCGCACCAACAATGTTTGAAGGCGCCAGGGCGATTTGTCTTGGTACTCGCTTTAGACATGATGATATTCATTCCACAACTTTCAATGAGCAGAATAATTGGCAACAGATTGTTCTCTCAGCTATTCTTAATGATCCAAAGACAGGTGAAGAAAAATCCTATTGGCCAGAGATGTGGTCTTTGGATTACCTAAAGGAAAAGAAACGGCAAGCACCAATTGCCTTCTCTTTCCAGTACATGAATCAAGTCATCAGGCAAAACGAGCTTTCGCTCGCGCCTGAATTGATTGTTAAAGCAGAAATTTCTACAGAGTTCGATACGCTTGGAGTAGGTGTTGACCTCTCTGCTGGTACCAAAGAAAAGAATGATTACACCGTTATGGTCCTAGGTGGACGCATTGGTGATCAAATTCATATTATTGATTACCGTCGTATTCGCGTGATGGGCAACCTTGAGAAATTAGATCAACTCAAGGAACTTCTCAACGATTGGTCTATTCTTGGCAAAGATGAAAATGGTCTTTATTATCCGACCCATTCAACGTGTGATATCTGGAGTGAAGCTGTACAGTACCAGGCATCTTTGGAGGCCGACTTCAAGAGGGTTTGTTTGAACAACGAAGGACTATGGAATTTGATCTGGCATCCAGTCAAAGGTTTCCGTTCTGATAAACTTGCTCGCTTCCGTGGTTGTATGGGCCTATTTGAAGAACGTAAAGTCATTTTCAATCGTTATCGCAATTTCACTGCAATGTTTGAAGAGCTAACCAACTTTGGTATTAGCAGTCACGACGACTGCGTCGACTCGCTTGTCTGGTTGATTACTGGTTTGATGCGCAAGGGACAGCTTCATCTTGATTACTAGCTTTTAGAATTAGAAAAAAGCTTTTTATCTGGTGGGACCCGAATATATAGCAATTGGCTTAACGGCCATTATTTCAGCAGTTACAGGGGGCAGCTGGGCTGCCTCTAAAATTCTTAGCCGCTATAGCGATCAAGTGCAACAGGCATTCAGCTATACTGGAGCACAGAAAAGAAGGATTGATGTTTTGGAAGAAGATCTAAAGAGGTTACCGATGGACTATGTTCTTAAAGTAGATTTCTTAAGGGAAATTCAGGATATGCATAACAATTTTCGTGAAATTAACAATAAGCTTGATAAACTAATCGAAAAGATGCTTTCTAGTAAATGAGCTACATTCTTGAAGTTCAAGAAGACGAAAACGGAGATCCGTACATTACTCTTCCTCCGGAGGTAATTGAAGACCTTTGTTGGCAAGAAGGTGACATCTTGAATTGGGATGTACGCGGAACCGGAATTGTGCTTAGCAGAGTTAATGATTCTGCTGGATATGAAGTTATAGAAGAGTAGAATAATTTCAAAAGAAAAGTAAGTAAAATGTCTCAAGGTTTTTATGGCGGCTACATGGGCAACGCAGGCGCCATGGACGATCTTGTCTATCGTGGTCAACCTAATCAAATGATGCCAATGCCCTATTACGGCGGTGGCATGGGCATTGAGCAACTCGCAGGATTTTCTGGTCCTGCTCAGTTGTCAACTGATGTTATTAAAGCCAATATCCCAATGGGACAGATGGCTGGATCTCCCAGTTTTGACATCAATCGACGCCCTGGTGCAATGGGCGGCCGATCTGGTGAGCAGTTGAAGCGTATCTATGAAGGCGGCACGAAAGGAAATGAGCAATTAAACGAAGAGCTTCGCCGCCGTGGAATTATGCCAGGAGGTCCACGACTCCCTATGGCGATGGGTATGGGTGCCGGCATGGGCATGGGAGTGCCTGCAGGTTTCCAAAACAAAATTGTTTCCTGATTTTTTTCCAATGGAATTAGCAGGACGTTATTTCTCAGATCTTCTATCAGTTGAGCCTGTTGTCGATGAAGATTTTCCCCTGGAACCGTTTGTCACTCAGGGCGATATCACATCCAGGCGTCCCAATCGGACACCTTCTCCTGCAGTTTTTGTAAGCCCTGGTCCCAAAGGCCCAGGCTTTTAAATATCTTGTAAAAACTGCTAACATAAATAAAAGATCAAAGCAATAGATGTCTGACGCAAAGGCCCGTCTAAAGGAAATCATCAATGCCTATCTCGATAAAGATAGTGACATTGTTGTAGATACAGGTGTCGTTGCGTCTCATATTGCACAAATGAAATTATTCGGCATCCGTCAGGGTGTCGAGTTCTTTCCTTCCCAGGACAACTTTGGTGCACAACGCAAGGATTTTCTTGATCGTGTACTGAAGTACAACAAGATGGATACGCGCCTGGATTCTATCTGGGAGTATTTCCTTTGTGATGGTAAAGGGCTGTTTTATATCCGTCCCACGAAGCAAAGCTATCGTCTCTACTACTTCCGCGAACATGAGTACCGGAGTTACTACAACGTAGATGGTGAGCTTGATGAAGTTGTAATCATCTACAGCTATAAAGTAAGACGCGGGAATGGTTTTGGCGAGCAAATAAATATTTCAAATTTAAGTGGTATGAAAACTACGCATACCATGGGAGCCAAACGATATATTCGGCTTTCAATTAAAGGTACTGAAATCGAAGAGACTCACTCTGACAGTGAAATGTCTTTCGAGATGCCGACCTATGCATATGGTGCAAATACGAAGAATTTTAGAAACACTTTGGGCTTCATTCCTTGTGTAGAAATTGTAAATAATCCACAGGGCTTTTCCACAGAAGGCGTCGGCGAATTTGACGCCATGGCAAATCATATTTGTACGCATGATGATTTGATGCGTACGATTCGAAAAAATATTACTTTCTTTGGTAATCCAACTCTTCTTTCTTCTCGTCCAAAAACAGACCTGATGGAAGCAGGAGGTGACGTTGCAGTTCAGCGTCCTTCTATCGCTGCAAATTCAGGCTTTACCAGTGCGGCCCCCTTGAGTCGTTCCATGTTTAAGGCTGATCCTGTCAGTCGTGGGATGGATGGTCAATTACGTGTTCCACGCGTCATTGCAAACCTGGAACCAAACGACCGAGTTGGTTACATCGTCCCAGATGCAATCACTGGTGACCAGAATGCTTTCGCTCGTCAATATCGAGAAGAAATCAGGACAGCACTGGGCGGCGTTGACGAACTCTCCATTTCTGCTGGTGTTACTGCAACTGAATACAAATCTCTGTTTGGCCGCGTAGCTGCTACATCAAAGAAAAAAGCAAACGCAATTTATACGCACGGTATTTGCCGCTGCCTTGAGTTGATTATTTATCAAGAGGAACAACTATTTAAATCAACACTTGCAGCAGCAGCTGGCATTGAGAAGCCAGTAGATTTAGAACCTGGTGCACCACCAGAAGCAGAGGCAGCCTATAAGCAAGCACTTGATCAATACAACGAAAAGATCAAGCAGATCATGATGGCTTGCATTGAAACGCAAATGATCCCACCCAGTGTGATGGGACTCATTCCAGACGGTGACATTACCGTACTGTGGCGTTGGCTTGGTCCTGTTTATGAAGATTCCACCCAGGATATTCTCAACAACTCAATTGTTGTCAGAAACCTTCAGGAATTAGGTGTTGATAGCATTGAAGCACTGAAATACCTCTTCCCGTCTAAGACGGATGAGGAAAGAGCCGAGATGTTATCTGGGTTCCCATTCAGGATGGTTAACGAATTGCAGGGT